CGAGCAATAAAGCCCTTCTTGTTTCAGTGCTATGCGAACATTGCAGACATGCCAATAGATACACAGGATAGATTTTTAATCTATCTAGAGCAAACGTAGATTAGGCATGCAAAAAAAATAAGCCCTCACTACAGTGAGGGCCACTAAAAACTACATACCTAGCCTTAGAGAAAAGGTATTTCATTTTTACTCCAATATTATTATATCACATAAATCCTCTAAGGCTTATTTCTTATACTCAAATTTAAGCCAAGGAGGTTATTTTTATGGCAAAAAAGAGATCCGATGGACGATACCAGGTATCGAAAACCATCAACGGTAAGCGTAAATTCTTTTATGGCACCACTAGGAAAGCGGCCATAGAAGCTATGGAGAAATACATAAATACTAATCAATCATGTGCTAATTTCGATGATGCTATTTCATTAAACACCTGGATTAATATATGGCTACAATTAAAAGAAAAGAGCATAACACCTGCTACCTATCAAAGTTATACAGGGATTATTAATCGTTATATTCGAGATAAAATTGGCGGTGTAAAGCTAGCAGAAATTAAACCTAATACATTACGCTACGTCTTTGAGTCAATGGATGGGTTGTCATCAAGGACTATCTCCTACACAATGACAATTCTAGGCTCAATATTAGAACAAGCCGTAAAAGATGACATCATTCCTAAAAATTACATGAAAAACATAGATCGGCCAAAACAGGTTAAAGTCCGCCATATGGTAACGTTGTCTGCAGATGAAGTTAAGAGCTTCTTATCTAATATATCTAACTCTGAGCATCACACACTCTTTAAATTAGCATTTGCAACTGGTATGCGTCGCTCTGAATTGTTAGGCCTAAGATGGTCTGATATCGACTTTAAGAGATCGGCCATATCTATTTCACAAACAGCGCTCAAAATCGGATCAACTGCAGTTATATCAAATACGACTAAGACTACGTCATCAAAACGAACGATAGCTATTGATGCAGATACACTCCAAGAACTTATGAAGCATAAAACAGTCATCGATAAGCGCAGAATCAAGACAATGAACTGGATTAATAATAATCTAGTATTCCCTGGTGTCAAAGGTGCCCCTCGCTATCCTGATGAAGTCAGCAAGTTATGTAAGAAATACGCCAATTTAATCGGTAAGCCAACTTTTACTATGCACGGTACAAGACATACCCACGCCACACTTCTCATTGAAAATGGGGCAAATATGAAAGCCATACAAGAGCGCCTAGGCCATGCTTCGTTTCAAGAAACAATGGATACCTATTCACACGTCACTCCTAAAATGGAAGATGACATCGTGGAACGCATCGCTAAAATATTCTGATGTCAAAATGATGTCAAACCCCATAAGACTTTATGATGTCAAACAAAAATAAGGGCTTACAGAATTACCTGTAAACCCTTATTTTATTAGCTTGGTGCGGTTGGCGGGACTTGAACCCGCACGAGCGTTAGCTCACCACCCCCTCAAGATGGCGTGGCATTTAAAAGGCACACACAAAATCAATAAATACAGCAACTATCTAACTTAGTTGTCAATATATCTATTTATATATCACTATATTTTTACATAACTTGATGTCAAAATGATGTCATATATACATTTATATTTCTCGGATAGAATAGTGGAGTCTAAAGAATTTGATAAGCTTTAAAACGTTGGCTCGATTATACTTTGACGGAGCAGAAATTATTAATGTTTTATCACTATTAACATATACTGCCTTTACATCGTCTGTCCAAATAAAATCAGGAAAATGCTCGACCAATCTAAGGTCCTCCCATGTTTCCCTACCAACAAGAAGTATGCCTTTCCCTAGCCTCTGTTGCATGGAGCATATTATATCCCATGCAGCAGCGTAGTTATCTACAATTACTGCGTCCCTCATAAAATGTGGGTCTTTATTAAATACTTTCAGCATTACTCCCACCTCCTATTATTACCCTAATTACACCATAATTTTAGATTGTATGCAATAAATTAAATATAAAAAAAAGACCTTACCAAGTTATATCCTGGTAAGGTCTTTTATATAGTCAATCCATGAGTCCACCTGCTCATGCTCAGGAGATGTATGGATCACCTCTCAGTCATCGACGAATTGCACCTGCCAATCCAAATACACCGCTTACCACGGCCCATGTGTCACGTTGCCGTTTAAGGCGCTGTTCGGTTCGTTTGTTGCGTTTGATTTGTTCTGTCAATTCTTCTAATGAGGTCGAGGCTTCGTTCAATTTCGCTTCTTGCGTTGTCAAGAGATTGGAGGCTTTCGTTAATTCTTGCCCCTGTTTCTCGTTGATTGCTTTGAGCGCGTTCAATTCCTTCGTCCGTTCTTCGTTGATAATCTTCAATTCTGTTAATGCTGTTCCCTGCGTCGCGGTTAAGCTGTTGGCTTGCTGCAATGCTTTCTCGGAGTTGTTGATTGAGCTTTCTGCTTTCATCAAGCGCCATTTGAGTTCGTTCCAACTGCTCACGGGTACGCTGATAGTCGGCTCTTGTGTCGAGGTACCCTCCGATGAGGCTGCATGCGAAATAGATGGAAATAATGCTAAGCACACCACAAATAACACGCTTAAGAGTAAACGCAGATATAACTTTGTTCTTGATAGTTTCATACATGGTAACTCCTTCCTAAATTGTACTACCCCACTGAGCACCCCACCATCGAGCGGTGCCACGTAACCAGTCACCACCACTCCATCGTTCGTCGCCCTCATGGCACACCAAGAGGTCCCATCGGTCAACGTTGGAGTCTGGGCCGTACGTATTATTTGGATAGCCCGTCGGATCTAAATAATAGAGGTCCAATCCGTCCCGATTATCTGCTGCTTCGGCGTGCGTCATCTGATGTTGTAGGTCAAGTGGCACACCTGCATTAATAGTAAGCACCGCCATAATTTGTGTCATAGTGGCCAACTGTTCTTTTGTTGGTGGTTCACTACCTAGATTATTTTCACTGACTGCATCCCAACACGCTTCAATGGCAATGCCTACAGCGTTACTATTGCGCATATAGGTGTGTTCCTTATAATCGGTTAAGGCCTCTATATCGGTCCACATTGTACCTGCTCGGTCGATGTTGATATGGTAATCTGTGAAGTGCTTACCACCTTTTACCCCTGTCCAATGATAGTACGCCTTTTCAATTTGGCCATAGGCATCTAGCGCTAGGTCTTTTAACTCGTCCATTGTAATTTGTCTAAACATTTATTTCCCCCTCTCGTCATGGTTAATATCATCCTCTAATTGTTGTATGCCAGGTCTGTTCATAGGCAATGTATTTGGTTCCTCAAGCTTATCTGGAATCCCGTTATGGTTCTTATCGATGAACATGCCACACAATCCAACAATGGTCATAAGCACTGATGGTACGAATATATGGTCAATTATAAGAATACCCTTATCGATAAGCTGATTCGCTTCAGGGGATACATACCCCTTAATCGTCGATAGCACATACTGGGCAACGACTAATATCATCGGTACTAGCATGACGAGGACCAATGCCCTCGTTGCTAATACACCTGTTGGCCGTATGCCAGCTATTCGAATGGACTTATATGACCGCTTAATGCGGTTAATAATCGCTAGCTTATCCATTACCCCTCCATGCCTTTATGATTTCAATCGTATATTGAAATATTTTTCCTATATCAATTAGGTCATCTTCAACCATTTCACGTAGGTTTTCAATAATAGACCAACACTCAGCGAAGAATGGTATCAGCATAAATGCATAAGAGAATATATGGTCTAAGAATAGATTGGTGTTTGGTATTGGGATATCAGGTAATGAAATAAATACAATGGATAGTATCATCCATGCCGGATATTGTATGCATAGTTTCTTTAATAGATCACCTCTAAGGCGCTCACTCATTAAATATCTACGCCGTTCACCGGTAGTTTCATCGATATACCTACCTTTTCCCCATCCATACCAGGTCAATGTTGTTAGTAGTGTAACAGGATTATTAGGCCTGTGATTATCTTTGTTATACCGCAACACTTCTGCAGCAATCCGCTGTATTGTGTCCACAAATAACAATGTAGTGGTTAAAATAATCACTACCCCCATACTGACTATATGTTCATGCGATATACCACTGATGAGCATGATTAAAATATCATTAAGAATATCCATTCACTCCCCCATGCCCTTATGATTCTTCATCTAAAGCCATTAAATCATTGTGCACGCATCCTTCTGTTGGACATGTACCGTCATCGTTGAGTACTTCCCAGCAGTACTCACAGAATTCCATAATAGGAACTTTGCTATCACCGATATATTTAGGCATATTATTGCACCTCCTTAATTCGTGCGACCATTTCGTTATTCAACTTGATATATTGAGTGCTAATTGCATTAGTAGGTTTTCCCATAAGTAGCAATCTACGTTGCGCTTCTTCTAGCGTTTTGAAGCGGGGTTCATATTCAGCTTTTATAGCGTTAATCTTATCTTCCTTTGTAGGAACATACGGATCAGGCTCAATAAATTTTCCGTTTACATACAATTTACCGCTCATAAATTCATCTAGCATACTGTCACCATCTGCAGAATACACATATTGTGCATTTGGATAATCGTGTTCAGCTTGCGCCATAATATCATCACGGCTCAACGTGTTATCACACAGGGATGTAATACGCTCCCCTTTGTCATTTAAAATAAATACATATTGATTCATAGTAGCATCCTTTCGGAGGTGAAATTATGCGCCGTTACGCCGTTATACTAAAACGTAGACAACGCAATACCATTACATTAAGGCAACTATTTAACGAGTGGTTGCCTATTCACTCACAAGCTATTACTAAGAGTGTCGTTAAGTCTTACCATATTGCTTTTAAACACATATCCAACATAGCGGATATGCCTATCACGGATATTCATTTTCAGCACCTTCAAAATGTGATTAATTCCATGCACGTAAAAGGACTTTCTTACTCATCATGTAAGAAAGTCCGCACGTTACTTAATCAATTATTTAATTACGCAATCATCCAAGATTACCCTATCACTAATTACGCCTCACACTTAAATCTAGGGCCCAATATACCAATGATTAAAAGAAGAGTATTCACTCGCCAACAAATCAACAAATTATGGGCGATAGATAATTCTTATTCCCAAATGATTTTAATGTTGCTCTACACCGGGCTCCGTATCGGCGAGCTACTTAACTTACGTAGGCAAGATATCAATAGACGATCATTATACCTTATTGTGAGACACGCTAAAACAAAAGCTGGTGAAGGGCGTATCATTCCCATCCATCACCGCATCATGCCATTAATTGAGCAATTATACAACGATACAGACAATTATCTATTCACTATCAGCTACACATCATTTCGCAAGCATTTCCATGATATTATGAAACAACTTAACTGCAAGCATACTATCCACGATACCCGGCACACATTTGCAAGTCTACTTGATGCGATTGCGCCGCCTAACACGTTACGCGCATTGTTAGGTCATAAACAAGGCGATATCACTACCAGGGTATACACGCACAAAACCATTCGGGAACTACGTAAAACAATAGAATTATTAAAGTAACTCCCCAGTGGGGAATAGGCGGCCAAGATAATGTAACTAAGACAGAAGTGCGATTCCCTATCAAATTTACAACTTTATTCATGGCGAACGCTATTGATGCGTACTGGTCGGGCTCAGATACCCCTAGGTATTTTGCCAACTCCGTGACTGAGAGCGACACCACTAAGGCCGTATTTTCGGCAAGTGATAGATATGCTGCTTCTTATTACTGGTTCGCTCTAGGAAAAATTTAATTACCTATAATCAGAAACATAATCTGGTCACCAACACCTTGCTGCCCTATATAATCACTATCCTTGTACGTCAACTGATTTCTAGATGTCGATAAAATGATTTCAGAAAATGAATAATCACCGTTATATCTTGTTGCAGAAACGGCGATAGTTTTATTACTGAACTCTATCGGATATCGCACAGTCCATGGCTTTGGTTGATTATTAGCATTAAATAATACCCACTGGGTATTAAGATAATCCGACGGCTATCCACACAAAACTTCCAGTATCTGCTCTGTTAGTTAAGAATCTGATTGCGGTTCTATTAGATTGAGAAAATCCACTGTTCCACGAAATAAAGCATTCCGATCCAGAAGTCGCAACACTGACAGAGTCGTCGGTGGCTAAGGATACCAGAACAGTACTGTTAATCGGTAGCAAAATATCTTTGTAGTACCTATTGGAATCAAACCAGGATATTCCCCACTGGGCATTAAGCTTTACCAACTGCTAACCAAAGACACGGTCTCGAGACTGTCTTATTTGTTTGAAAGTTATAATAAGAAACTTTTTCAAAACCCGTCTTATTAATATTGTAAATCTTAATGCTATCACTAGAACCTCCAATTATAGACGGCACCGCAGAATAGCATTCAATAAATGATATTGGAAAAGTAACCCAATGACTCCTCTCATCAGAATCATAGTTATCGCGTCCCCACTGGATAGTGAAACCATTTGCAAATTTAACAAAGCCTGCGCTAGCATCAAGTTTAGATGCTACTATAGCACCTTGGCCCAACAAATTTTTAATTGTAACAAGTGTACTAGCAGGAGTGTCTTTCCAATTTGCACTTCCAAGGATTGCTTTGATTTGGTCTGTTATAGGAGAGTGAGATGAAGTAGATGAGTTATGCTCTTTAAGTTGTTCCTGATTAACTAGCGCCCCCATATTAACTGTGAGTGATACATTGCCAGTGTTACTAAACATCATTCCAATAGTTAGCTCTTGAGATACAACAACCGCACCCCCTTCTGCCGGCATTCTATCAGGTTCAGGATCTGTTAGGTATGCATACAATATTTCTCCTTTATCTGGATCATTGGCAAATAACCCAATTTCTGACATTCTAAATGCCTCTTTTATGCCGTTATTTGTAATAAACGTATCAACGCTTACGATTTTACCTTCTTGTTTAACTACAAAATTAGTAGTCTCCCATTTAGAGGAGATTACATCAGTTAGTGCCAATGGATTCGTTGCATTAACGCCACTACCGACTTTGATTTTAGTGAATGTCAATTTAGTTTTGCCTGCATTTACCTTCGCTTGAAGATCAGCACCGATATCAGTCATGGTTGCATTTGACCATTCTGCCATATATTCCTCCTATCTAACGCTATTATCTAGCGCTACATTAATCTTCGTTTTCTTAGATTCAACGGTGTAAGACGTTACATGGGTATTCAAATTAATGCGCCATGCATTCGTGAAATCACACTTGATATTCACTTTCCTAGATACACCGCACCATCCGGCAAAATACTTATTGAAGTTAATTCGTCGAATGAATTCAATACCATCTAGCCAGGACCGTACATTTTTAGCCGCATTAATAGCACGTACAAGCTTAGCTATATCTGTTTCGCCTCTTAATGGGGCTGTGATTAGCGTAACCTTGAAATAGTACGGTTTCCCGCCATATTCAAACCATTCTTCGGTTTTTGAATCAGAATATATAGTCTGTACGGCCTTTTCAACAGCATACGGCGTGCCCTTATGGCGGTGAATATCAATTGAGTTCTTCACCATTTCACGTTTAGTCTCTATCGGTAACCCACTATCATAGTCATCCACGTGTAATTGATACGCTAAATGATCAATTACACTCTCTGGTTCAGTATCAATAGACGACCATAATAGCAGAGTATTCGTATTCATAAATTCGGCCAGCATATCATCCCACGTTTTAGCAAGGGACTTAACTGGTTCCCTATCGATTGAGGACGGAAGATGCTCCGCACTAGTATACTTGCTATCAAGTATCATTCTTCCTCACTTCCTGCGAGCGCTACAGCGATTGTATTGGCTACTGCCACGCCGCTTTGTTCTGCAATCGGGGTAAATATAGGTGCCGTTACTTCAACGCGTTTAATTCCGGATACATCCATGAGCATTTGAACCAATCGACTGGGTACTATATCACGGCCCAATTTTGACTTTTGCCATATAACATAGTCATTAACTGCTTTATCTGCCTTAGCTTTTACCACCGTTGCATCGGCGCCTTTTTCAATGTAATACTTAGCGTCGATGTTATATTGCGTAGTAGTAGGTGCTAATACAGTTAGCTTATCAGTCAGAGGCCTACGTTTCTTATCAGATAAATAATCCGTAATAGTCGTGAGCAATTCTTGCCCAGGAAGTCCTCCTCCTGCTAATAAGGGATAAATATTAACCTCACCTGGACGTGGAGAAGATACGCCTACATCTGCCACAAGGTGCGACGCGGACTTTGTAAAATACTCATACGCCCCTTCAGGGCCTGCCACAGAGAACGATTCTGGAGCCTCATGAATACGTTCGCGATACGATTCGTCGTCCTCTGTATCAGAACCACCTTCAGATAGAGTTATATTACGCATCGTATCCACATAAGCTATAGGATCAATAATTGTACTTATCTCGCCCGGCTTAAACCCATTGCCTCGCGCCCCGGCAATTTGTGCTTCTGCTTTTACGGATCCATTAAGTTGACCTGGTAGAATAACCAAATCCTCAACAGTAGCAAAATATTCGCCACTTCCAGTTGATATTCTAGTCCACTTTGGAATAATGACAGAGTTCGTGCGCACTGCTGACAATGTTGCTTGAATTGTTGTAGTCGCTTTCGTTGCCTTTAATCGCTCAACAGCAGCAGGAACAGCTCCAACATGGTCCAAGTTATCGCCTTCTGCATAGGCTAATAGATTTTGTTTAGCTGCATAATTTGCATCGTTCAATAATCGGATAATAATTTCCGAAATTACATTTAAAAATAAAGTAACAGGATCGCCCTCTCCCAAGGTTCGCCCTGTTATTGTTGTGTAAATATCAAATACCTTCTGTTGAACGTGTTCTTTATCTGTGTTAAAAAACTCAACATTAGGTAAATCAGATAATCTCATACAGTCACCATCACTTTCGGAATCAACGCCCCATTTTGTGTGGCGGTAAATGATATATCACTAATTTTGGCACGTGGTTCATACCGTTTAATTTGTTGGAATATGTCGTTAGATAGATGAGCTTGCGCCTGATGGATAGGCATATCAATAATGCGACCATCAATACCAAACTCCCTATCTAGTGGCACGCTACCACGAACAGTAGAAATAATCGTTTGCACATTCTGCAAAATCTCAGCGACTTCACTTTCAGGTGCTAGCGATATCCTATTGTCAGTTACTGGTTTAATTTCATACGTTGCTGACATGGCTAGAACCTCCTCAATATCGTATTAACTTTATTGAACTTCTGACCATATTGATTTAGCATGGACTTTTCTTCTACTGTATTATTATCCGAATATTCCTCAAGAGTTAGAGAAACCTCAATAGATTGAGTCTTACCGTATGCATCCGTGAATAAGCTATCCTCGCTCATAGACATGATGACAAAGTAGTTTTGACTAACAGGTTTACCACCGATAATAAACGGTAATACAGCCCCCGTATCGCGATAATTTCGCAATTTCTTAACAGTACTATCTGGAGATTGTCCAAGTGATGCAGAAATAAGAATCTTACATGTAATTTGTTCCACATCAGGTCCGCTAAATTGTTTGACAGGCTTTTCTAACATCAAATTGTGCTTTTCCCATCGAGCACTACCTGAACGCGTTACATCCGATACAGTAAGAACATTATCTAATGCGGTATAAAATACTATATCCGCCAAATAACCGATATACATCTATACCTCCTATTCTGGTCCTGATGTTGTAGAACCACCAGACACTACACCGCCATGCACATGATGAACTAAGGAAATACCATTGACCACTACATCCCCACCGCTTGAATTAATTGATAAAGTACCTCCAACATTAAGAGTCATATCTCCAGGAACAGTAAGCACACGTTTACCATTATCCGCACCGCCTGGAGTCGGATCCGCACTACTAAAGAATGTGCCAATAATGAATCCATCGGAAAACCCACGTCCGGACCGATTAGGCAACATAATGCACAATACCTGGTCATCAATAGCCGGCATCCAATAGTCCTTATCATGTGCTGCACCTCGATTAATGACAGATAATGGCGCCGTTACAACACCTTCTCTATCTAGGCGTGTAACAACGGCTTTACCTTCTTCAGGAATTGTACTTGAAACATTTCCAATAAATATCATATCCACTAATGTGGATAATATGTCAGTAGCCATTTAAACACCTCCTTACATCAATCGACGTTGAATAATTGGCCCCTAATGTATGCGTTGCTTTAGTAATTAAATAATTACCATCGAACACCCCAAATCCTTCGAGATTAACCGTAACCGATGCCATAATAAGAGGATTGCCAGGAAAACTAAAAGACATTGTATCGGCTTCTTTATTGGCTTCTCTTAGCTTCTTTTTAGCCAATCTCTTTGCCTCAGCCTTATCTTTAACCTGTTCATTAACCTCTAATACAGCAAGGTACGTGTGACCCTTACGGTCAGGATCTTCGAATGTATCCTCGATAACGGATTTCTTATCCTTATCTGTATATTTCACATGGCATGCTCGATATACTTCACGAGTTTTACTTTTGTACGAATAAGATAAGGCTCTAGTAATAATCAAAGGCGGTTGCTCGCCTTCCTTCGTCTGTACAGGTTGATATTGGCCACCTGGTCTACGAATTATAACTTTAGGCTTCACGTTTTCGTATTTGTAATCATCGAATATAATCAACTGTTCAGTGGATACCTTAAGAGAAAACCCCGCATCATTGCATAGTTTCTGCAAGAATGCGAGGTCTGATTCAGCACTTTGTGATGCATCTTTTAACGGTGGGTCAAAATCCGCATCCCATACTAGCTTTAATTTATTATCTTTTGCTTTCTCGGTAGCAATCGCTTTAAGCGTTGTAGTTTTCCACGATTTGTCTTTCTTTTTCTCCCGCAAGTCAGTACTACCGATAATAGCGACACCTTTGATTTTAACTACATCAGGAAGGCTACTGCCCTCGAATTCATCAATTTCAAATTTGCCGATTGGCAACGTAAATTGTTCATCCCCTAATTTCTCCCATGCTACGGTATTAATTGCCACTTCTAGTAATGACCCTTTCACAGGGTACCAATCGCCGACCCATATACGGCCCCTATCTTCTAGTGAGATAGCCACGTCATCTACAGTTCCTGAAAGGTTATCTGTGAAAGTTACATCAAGAAGGTATTTACTAATATCGTCGGTGATGTCCTTTGACTCCTTACTCCCCCAATGTTGGTAACCAATCGTACACCATGCCCGCCGTGCTAACTTCGTTTGTGGCGTTAAATCTTTCTTCCATTTCTGGACCTTAGCTAGGCTCTTTTGTAAGCTCATATACTATCGCCTCCATGGTGGTAAGAATTCAGGCAAGGAATCAGCAGGAACATCTGGGCATGTTAACACAACACCAGCGGAAAATATCGCCGTATTACGATGTTTTTGGTTTGCTTCTAACAATAGATTAATGTATCGTTCGTTGCCATACACCTTATAAGCGATTAAATCCCACATATCCCCTTGTATTGTTGTATAACTAGTCATAACTTAACCTCCGTTGTCCGGCGGTATAGCTACGCATCATTTGTTCAAATTCACGCATTTTAGCGTCCAATGCCGACATAATATCATCAGTTGAACCATTACCAGCATTAATAACTGGTGCAAATGTAATCTGTACAGGCGCCCCACTATTACTAGATGAGGATGTCACAGGTACGCTAGGTGCTAATGATACAGTAGGCACTACAGCTGACTGCGCACCACTCACACCTAACATTCGTCCGGCCGTTTGCCATAAATTCATAGCATTAGCACTACCATCAATAGGAACTACAACTTCTGGATAACCAGCTTCCCCTATCCATGATAATTCTGGGGATGTAATAACACCGCCGTTTGCTCTCTTACCAACCTCTCCAGCTGCGGAAACACCAACTGTGAAACCGCCACTAAATTGAGCCTTAATACTCTCCCATGCTCCTGCGATTGCATTAGATACAGCACTCGGAATTTGACTTATCCAGTTTAACACAGCATTATAGGCATCACTCGCCCATTGCTCTGCAGCCGCTACAAACGCCACTCCGGCTTCGGCGCAGGCACTAGGTAATTTTACAAGGAAATCAATAACACCATTAACTAAATTACTAATCCAAGAGGTAGCCGTAGCATACGCTTCAGAAGCAAACGAGATAACTGCCGCTACGAATTCAGCGCCTAAAGTGATCATGTACATAGGCAAATTGATTAAAAAGTTATAAATATCATCGACCATAGCACTAAAAGTAGTTACTGCGAAGTTATAACACTCTGTCGCGAACGATACAACGGCAGATATAACAGCAGTACCAACTTGTACCGCAATCTCTGGCAATCGCAAAATAATGCCTATTATGAATCCTACGGCCATACCAATATATGTTGGTAGGTTTAACCATAGATTTACATAAGCAATTATTGCCACTTTCAATGCATTAAATGCGCTAAGGCCTAATGATAAGAATCCATTAATTACAGCCATAATACCGGATATAATGGCGCTCCATGCGGAACTTAAAGCAGAACATACGCTATCCCATATTGAACTCAATCCAGAACATACACTATCCCAAACAGATGTTAACGTGGCACAGATAGTATCCCAATTAGTTACTAATAGGTATATCACCGCAATAATCGCCATGATAGCGATTACCCATGGACCACCTATTAATGCACCCGCTGCTTTAAATGCACCCGTTGCCGTTTCTACACCTTTAAATGCCGTGGTAATTGTAGTAATACCTGATGCTAGTTTTGTAGCCGTACCATACAGTAAGGCTAATTTCAATCCATTAGTGACTACGGCGGCAATAGCTTCCTTATTATCCTTCATGAAGGTTACAACAGCTTGCAATACCGGTATTAGTGCCGGTAATATTTGCTGAGCAATCGGTATAAAGGCTTGTGCCAACCCTAATGCAACTTGCGTAGCTTCCGCTTTCAAGATGTTCATTTGTAGCCATATTTCATGGAGTGATTTAGGATCTATTCCGACGCCTTTGATTTGTGATGCGGCCGCTTGTGCATCTGCATAGTTCTCAAATACTTTAGTAAGCTCCATGCCTTTTGCACCTAGCGTTTCAAGCATGAATTCTTGTCCCCGGCCTTGTGCTACCGCATTTTGGTAACCTTTAGCCATTGCATCCAACTGTTGATTCATAGGCAATAACTTGCCATTGGCATCGGTTAAGGATACACCAAATTGACTGAGATATCCTTGCAAAGCTTCAGCACTTTTACCGCCACCAGCCAAAGTCTTATCCATTTTAGCGAAAGACTTTGCGGCCGCTTCTACATCAACACCACTTAATGTCATAATCTTCTTAAATTGTGCCGTTTCAGCGGTTGTCATATGTAATTTATTAGACAATTGATAAAGTGCTTCGCCAGCATTTACTACATTATCTATAATGGCACCAATACCAAACCCACCGGCGGCAACCATAGCGAAACTTGCAAGCTTTCCTGTAATACCACTTACCGCAGCACTAGCACCTTGCGCAGCTGATGCAGCACCTGCTAAAGGACTTGCACCACCCATTTTACTGATTGCATTTTGATGCGCCGTCTGACTTGCGATATTAGACCGTAACCGGGCTTGCCGTTGTAACATAGAATTCAGCTTTTGCTCAGCTGCAATTGCTGCGTTCCTATCGCTAACATTACCAGTCTTTTGCGATATAGCTTGTAGTTTTCTATATTGCGCCTGTTGATCTTTGATTACATTAGATAATTTATTGAGTTCCTGAGATGCTTTTGATACGGAGGAAGATAACCCGCCATCGAGTTTACCTTTAATGGCAATCGCCATTTCTAAGACTTTATTGGCCATTATTTTCTCCCTTTCATTGTTTTATTCTCGCGCTCGATACTATCACTAATGAGCCGAACGTGGACTATGAACTCATCCACGTCTAGCTCTCTAATGAAGTAGTCCATCGGTGTGCTAGTGTATTTACTACACGTAATTGCACACTCAGTAAAATACCGTTCTAGGTCTGTTATTTTTCGGAATTGAGCAAAAAATTCTGTACCTCTAAGCACACTCTAGTGAAATCGGCAGCCGGGAGACTATAAATATCATCCACTTTACATCCGCATACAGCAGCTGCTACATGTGCTTGATACGTCATGGATAATGCCGGAACTGTAATAGTTTTATCTTCACCCTTAGCGGACTTTTCGCATTTAATTAATGTGTACCCGCTGATGCCTTCAAATTGTAAGGAATGACCAGCTTTTACTAATTCAATACCTGTTTGTTCATGTGTTTCGTTCATAGTGTTATGTTTACTCATTAGTGATCGTCCTTTCTACAGACTAAATACCGAGTGCAGCACGAACATCGCCAAGGAAGTCGGTGCCATCAGAAATAGAATCTTTATAGGCGTATTTATCGATTTCACGAACTACCTTGCCATCTTGTTCGAGTTTCAAGTATGTAGTTTCGATTGTGTTCGTTGCATCGATAGTATTGCCAGATTCATATGTGCCATTTTCTTTAGATTTAGCACGGCCACGAATAACAGCACGTGTAGGCACGATTACATATTTATCTTTGCCACTATCCCAACATTGGATAGCACCACGTACTTCTAAGCGTACGCCACGACCACCTGTAAGGCGGTGTGTAGTTTCTGTTGGAGTGTTCCAAGTAAGTTTTGTTTCCATAGAGGAGTAGTGTCCAATAACTGGCGCTTCTACTTCACCTGCAATGCCCACACCTTTTACAGTTTGAGTCATTACAGATTCACTAGGTAATTCCACTTTGGCAACACCTAAACAGTTGTCAGAGCCTTCTTCGTATACACGGAAGTCATTAAGTACTTCCGGCACTTGATTGATAGATGCCATGATTAATTACCCCTTTCTATACTGTTTGAAATAGCGTTTTGAAATAAGAAACATCGTATTCAGAAATGCTTTCAATTTCTTGCGCTGGAATTGGAGGTGTACGGTATTTATGGAAGCGAATAATACCATTCAACAAATCTGTTGTAGGGTTTTCTGCTTCTTTGAATTCAATACGACCGCCCAAGATAAAGCCACGAGAAGTAAGACCGTTAAGACGGATTGTTTCACTATCAAGAATTGTCTTGATATTACGAGGCAAGATAGGCATATCCACTTTTTGCCAATAGGTTAAGATGAATGTTTGGTCATCCCAATCATTGAACCGGCGTACACAAATGAATGTATCCTTAACATCAGTTGTGCCAGGATATGCACCTGTATAGTTACCCCAAGATACCCAACCATTGATATTAACGGCCGTCATAATACCTTGAGAGTTCAATAAGTTTGCTTGCGAATGCGTAAGCATTACTTCCTTACCATTAGCTAAGCACAAGCCTGTTATATTCATAGACTTATTGGAAGGGGATAACGTAGGAATATCGCTATTGGATGCATCACATTTGCCAATAATGCCCATGATGTGCGTAGACATATGGAACATATAATCGCCATTGCGAACCATCGGCCAACATACGACTTCAGATTCACCTGTATAGCTATTACCTTTCTTCCATTCGTAAGCATCTGTGTATTTAACAACTTGTGTAGTATCGATATCTACCAAAGTAGTCGCACCAAACAAGTTATTAATAACACGAGATTTTGCTTTCATCACGGAAGCGACTGTAGGATGTTGAGAGAATCCAGGTGCAGCAATAAGACCAGGTACAATACCGAAATGATGATAGATTGTATCAATCAATTCAAAGCCTGTTGCTTTTTCATTACTATCTACACCGCCGATTACGTTTTTATAATCGAAGTTTTCTACATCGAGTTCATCGTATGTGAGGTCCAATGTACTTGCGGAATCGAACTTACCACCTTTGATAACAGAGATGATTAATTGATTTTTGTCATCAAATGCCGCCGTGTAATCTGTGTTGGCCACACCTGTTTGACCGCCACTAGATACTTGCAATGTGTTAAGCAATACTGCAGCTTTTACAATGCATTTCTTTTCTGTCAATGTAGCAGTTGTTGTAGTGGATTTCTTATGCTTAGCAGGATCCAATACATTAACAAATACGATTGGAGCTACACCATATAATTTGAATTGTGCGTACATCGCTTCACATAATGTGAAATGTGCCCAATCTTCAGAGTAGCCAAGTTGTTGAACAGCTTCTTCCCAGCTGTAGCAAATAATTGGCTTGTTGACTACCGCATTAGGGTCTTCTGTAAGGTGTACAGGTGCTGTACCGAACACAATTGGAAGGCCGGCAGTAGTTTGGACAGGAGCAATTACAGAGGTAGCTTGCTCACTTGTTTTGACGCCATGATAAAAGGCCATTTACTTCACTCCTTTATAATTCTTCAATGCGTTAACATAGAATACATTTAACTGTGTACCTTGTGTTCTTACATCAAGCATTGCTTGGTTAAGTTCATCCAAAGGCACAAATAAATGCATAAAAATAGGGTCTTCCGATTCCGGCAGTGGTGCACCGTCGCTAAATACCATGAATTGATTTAGCCGGCTACTGCGGAACGAAGGCCCAACATATACAACAGGGTTCATCGTTGTCTCCTATTCAATTGCTTTGTTATACGCGAATATCTCATTTAAGTTTCTGCGAATAACTGGAATATATACTTCAAATTCAAGATACCCAACCCATTGAGGGTATGGTTGATCATCAGGAATTGTTGTATTAACAATATTATCCTTAATCTCATATTTAAGTGCCACAGGATTGTCAGATAACAACCGTTCCCGTACTACCTCTAATAAGTGATATAGTCCAATATGGCCATTAGTTAGAGCTTCGTCATAAGTAGTGACTAATACGGTAATACCTACAGTCGAACTATCTGCATCACTAACAGAGTACGGATGCACTACTACAGCAGGGCATAACTTACGCTTGTCTTCATTCTTATCCACTCTTGGTAAGAACCCGCTCCATACTCGAATAGAGCCCGCGGTAACATCACTTGTTTCATTTAGATTGCGCAACTCATCCATGAGATATGCAGCAATACCGTCTGATACGTCTAATGGTGTCATTAGTTACCTCCTAACGCACGCTCTAATTCGTGATATAAGCGCTTCTCATACATATCCATGCCTTCCTTTTGCATGGCGTTCATTACAGTTTCATTACCAAACATTTGCGGTAAGGCAGGCCCATATATTCCCTTTAACGGATATCTGTCCTTGCCTTGCCGTTTCATAAAAATACCAGTTGTGCTAACAAAACCATTTGGTACCTTAGTTTCTGTACCTTTTTTGATTGATACAAACACACCTTTACGTTTAAGTGATTTAATTTTGAAGTACTTTTGAGCGCTAGTATAACCACCTTTGATACGCATTTCTGTGCCATCATTCAATTTATTGATAGATACACCGGACTTTACAACCGATACACCTTTGATGGCATAGATATTACGTAGTGCTTGCGTACCTGCTTTTCTTGCAGTTGTCGCTGCACGCTTTGAGGCAGCTTGACAGACACGTCGAACTCTATCTTCATTCAATGTTTCCAGTGCTTTTTCAATTGTTGCTACTGCGCTTTTATCAAGTTCTAGCTCAACCATCCGTCAACACCGCCTCTAGCTTCTGCTCTAAGTTCGATAGACACTAGCCCATCTTCTTCCGTTGCACTTTGAACAATGTACACATCACCATCTAATCGGAATACGTTTCCCTGTGATGGAATTTCAGGGATGTCCTTTAATTTGCAATGCACAAATACAGACACCCCGTGTAATCCGTCATTTGATACGTGAGAGCCATTCGACAAGAATGACTCCCTCGCCGTTGGCGATTGGATAATCGCTTTAGCTACTGTGCCATTTAGATTATGCCCTTCGGCGAATTCGTCTTCATTAAGGAATACATCGTCAATATCGCTTTCTAGGTAATCTCTAAATCGCATTATTTTTTCACCGTAACTTCCGCATCAACTTCAGGTAATTCCATTTCTTCTTCTGGTTCATCTGGAACGACTTCCAATGGTTCCGGTACTTCGATAGGATCATCTTCAGCAGATTCAAACTTATCAGATTCAAGCAAGGACAACGCAACCGTTTTCTTTTTGATGTCGACTACTTCGCCTTTGCCATACATCTCGCCTTCATGTGCTAAATAACCCTTTAATACTCTGATTTTCATAAGTAGGTTACCCCCTATTTAGTCTTAATAGTAGCCCAATCGTCGATAGTTTCAGGAATCAATACGCAACGGGAGTATACAGACAATGTTAATTCTTGTGTAGCCTTATTAGCATAGTAGTAAGGTACATAAATGCCTGCATATGTTGTGAATTGATTGTCATCGTTGAGCAATGTTACTGCTGCATGTTGTTGACGGCCACGGCCAGGAACACCTAATACTGCTGCATCATCACCAATAAAGGATTTTACTTTACCTTCATCATCTTGATATGTTTCAAGGTATGCGTACACATCAATATTCAAAGACATGATACGGCCAACATATCGAACTTGTGGAGACAAGTATTCAGGAGCAAAACTGAACATAGACATGTTTTCGCGATTAGGAATTGCTAACATTTTGTTGATGGATGCATTATCAAGAATGTATTTTTCAACGTTTTTACCAACGACTAACACAGTTGGAACGATACCTGCGTTTTCTTGAATTTTTTCGGACGCCATTTTCAAGTCGCCATAAATGTCAGCACCCGCTTGGTCCCAAGTAGTAGTAGGTGTAATGTCTTGTTCAAATTCGAAATCAATTTCATCAACTTGAACTGTTTCACCATCGTCAGCATAGCCTTCGATTTTGCATTTACCAGTAGTAAGCAAATCGGCTGCCATTTTATTTTTACGATTAATAATTGTGCCTTGTAAGTAAGACAAATCTTCAGCTTGCATTTGTGCGGCACGTTGTGCAGGTGTCATTGTAGACACAATGTTTTCAGCAAATGCACGTTGATCAAGTTGTTCTGGGTCAATAACTGTACGAGGGCCCATCATAGGTGCTTCGTATAAAGCAATTTTAGATCCTGCACGTTTAACATTAACGCCAGATGCACCACGAGATACGAAAGGTGCTAATGTGCGACCACGTTTACGAGTTTCTACTGCGATTTTTTTAGAAGTTGCAACTGCTGGAACTTGTGGGAAGAAAGTATCAAGCAAGAAACTTGCCGGAGTTTTCATTCGTTCCACAGCTTGCATCAAGGAAAATGTATCTTTGAAATCAATTGCCATTATATAGTTCCCCCTATTTAATGCTAGTTAAGAATAAGTGAGCGTCCTTGAAGTCCGCTTCATGATCATTAATTTTGTAAGCTTGGTCAACTACCAATACTTCACGATTAAAGCGACCGGAAATGTATACAGTTAATACATTGTGGTCAGTAGTTGCAGTAGTATCAGATACTACGATACCCGCAGGCTTACCACTTGCGATTTTTTGGAATGTACCAGAGTTGTTTTCAAGAACTTGGCCACGTTTATAATCACCGGCTACTACTTTTACATTTTGAGTTAATACAGGTACACCGCCACCACCTAATAGGTAATCAGCTGCGACACCATTTACTTGTTCGAAATATGCCATTATTTACCGCCTTTCTTAGCATTCGCAAATGCTACGACTTCATCAATTGCACTAGCTTTTGCTACTGCATCATTGGTTTCTGGTGTAGATGCACCTTGAGGGGCCACTTTATCCGCACCAGATTCCATTTGATCAATAACTAATTGTCGAATTTGGTCAACTACTTTGTTATCACTTGCAGGAATATCAGATACGGCAGAGATGAAAGGTGTTACTTCATTTACTGTTTTACCTTCTTTAACAGCTACATCAACTAAACGATTGATGACTTCATTGTCACCTTTTAACGCATTTAACGCTTCAACACGTTCGCGTTCTGCTGTTACTGCTGCGTTTTCCGCAGGTTCATTTGTAGAAATACCGAGCAAACCTTTTAAGCTTGCCATGAATTGGTTTTCAGTCATAGGTTTCTCCTTACTTGTTAAAAATTGTTTGATTTTGGCTTCATTTTTGGCCGAATATTTGCAAGATACTTTATTTACAATAACCATCCCGTTATTCATAACTGCATTATCCATAATCGCCGTATCTACTTCATCAATTAGGCCGTAGGACTTCGCCTCGTCAGCTGTGAGCCACGTTTCATCATCCATAAGTGTATTTACCTGTTCAGATGTCAAAACGTCACTACGGCTCAAATAAACGTTTGCAATTGTCTGTTTAACACTTGCTAAATAGTTTGCCATTTTAGTTAAGCCGTCCGCATCATAGCTATCACCTAGATATACGGATGGATTGTGAATCATATACAAAGCATTGCTTGGCATAATTACCTTATCCGCAGCACATGCAATAATTGTAGCTGCGCTTGCGCACAATCCATCAATATGTGCTGTTACATTACCTGTGTAAGTTTTAATCATATTGTGAATCGCTTGAGCTGCGAACACGTCACCACCGCCAGAGTTGATGCGCATTGTTAAGTCATTACCATTACAAATAGCCAAATCACTAGCAAATTCACGAGGTGTAATTTCATCACCCCACCAAGAGGTATCAGAAATATCACCATACAAAATCAATTCAGATTGACCGGTACCATCTTGATTTACAAAATTCTTAACAGACCAAAATTTATTCATCCTCTTCACCTCCTTTCGTTGTAGATTTAGAGCCAACCGAAGGATTTACCGCATCAGCTAGCCCCATGCCATATTTCTCCATAAGTTGTTTCTCAAATGCAAGTTGAGCAATATTTTCTTCAAGGTCTGTTCCTGTCATTTCGGCAGCTTCGCGTTCACGAGTGGAAACTCCATTCTCAACTCGAAGTGTACTACCATTCATATCCTTAACAGGGTCAAGGATTGACATAGTAGGCCCAAACCAATCAGCATTGCACCATGCTTTTCGAATCAATGGGTCATCAAAGAAACCCGGCGCTTCAATTCGTCCATTAGCTACTGCTTCCATTAACCATACCTCATAGATAGGTTGGCAAAAGTCACGAGCGAACCACTTGCGTCGTAGTTTATATTCTTCCCAAGCCTGCAACATTGCTGCACGGCTTGCAGAATACGAGGAGTTGAAGTTCTTCATCAATACTTCGTAAGGCTGGTTAAGTGCAGCACCTACTTGTTTGATGAGTTGAGTACTAAATACTTCAAAAGTAGACTGGGCATTGGAAGCATCCACGCTCTTTACATCCACACCTTTCGGTAAGGCATTTAATGTGCCAGGCCCTAAGTTGTACTCTGATACATCAACTACTGGTTCTGTTGGATCATCAACGCCATTATCGGCCAACATATCGTTTAATGATCCTGAGTTAGTAACAGCTTCAGTAAAGAATAATGCAAAATACGATTTAATAATTGCAGATGTGAGCTCTGCGTTTGTGTATCGATACACTTGCTTTAGCGTTTCAATAACTGGAGCCAAATAAGGAACTCCTCTATACTGCTCTGGTCTAGTATCATTACTAATTTGCAGTACATTCGGAATGCTTGTACGCTTGCCGTATGCTTCAACCCTTGCCCATGTCGTTAACACGCTTGTAATTGGTTCGCCAGGTACTTGATTAGATACCCAGTAGGCTACAATAGCACCGTCAGTATCGATTTCTACACCATTCAATATGCGGTTCCCATTATCTTGGTTAAGCGCTTCAACGCCAGTTGGGTCGCCTGTAACATATGTGGAATCAGTAAGCGGATTACTTACACGATTACCTTCAATTAATTGAAGGCGCAACGTATACGGCATATCTGGTGTTGTCGGCTTACGTCTAAATACCGCAAAACTATCACCATCTGTGAGATATCCTTGATATGCTATGCTTTGCATATCATATAAATTGTTTTTTCGATAAATATCACAGTCTTTTGACTCTGCCCATAAGTCAAACTCAGCGCGAACCTTACGAGCCCATGCTCTAGCCTCCTCTGCACTGATTCCCAAGATTTGAAACTTAGGTCTAGGGAACACGTTGAGACCTGCACCTACTGTATGAGTAGTACTCGTATTGATTGCAGCCGTTCCGACTGGTGTATTGATGGCTAAATCTGCGGATCTGTCACGTAAAGTTGATAGATTTGCACCAATATCAGCCTTATAACCCAGTTTTCTAGGGTTATATCCCTTCAATGATTTGTTATTATGAGAGGCTCCTCCCTCACTATATCCGCTATTTTTAGCCCTCGGAGTGCCTATTTTAGCGCTAAATTTCTTGTTTTTTCTCGCCATTTTAGTCTCCTAATCTCTAAAAACTACCCTTTTTGACCGGTTTCCACGTCCATTATCGGTATCCATACCAGGTAATTTGGCGCCTCTTGCCACTAAATCATCAATCATTTTTCTTACCTCTGCTAAATTTGCCCTTGTAAGAGTCCGATTTCCGATTGTATAGCTTTGGCCAGTCAATATTGCTTCCTCAGCCTTGACGTACCACTCTAACCGGACATCAATTAGCCTTGGCTTACTTGAATAACTAGTTGCCATACATCCTCCTAAATATCTGCTGCTTTACTAGCTCTGCGAACACGTTTCCGCATTGGTTTCTTTCGTTGAGTAGTTACTGCTGTAGTGGAATGGCCTCCACCTTTAACTACTTCCGCCAATCTATCCCAATCAGGATGTATTGAGTTCATACACGCTAGGTTATATACACGTAAGTCCAAAGGTTCATTACGAACCCCTGCAGTAGGTTCCCATATTTCATGGATAACGCCCTTACGTTTTACTTTCTTCTTGTGTTCCGAAATGATCCCTTTGAAATACAACTCGTCATACCCTCTAGTTCCTAGGAATTCTTCATCCAAAGGGAAATGAAAGTACTTATCGCCAGGTTCATCGATGGCCAATCGGTTCATTACCTGTTGTTTCCCATCGTCTACACCTAGCATGACAAGTGGAATCTTGCTTCCAGATGCTTTACCAATCTTATAATTTAACGGTATGCCAGGTGTTCCGGCCGTACCTTTGATGGCAAATCGTTGCTTGCTGAAGTTCTTTTCACAGTATTCATATACTTTTGACGTGTAGTGACCGCCGGAGTCAATGAAAGCACGTGCTACTTTAAGCCCTGTTCCGTTCTTAAATCGGTACACCTTATCAAGTACCGCATCAAGTGCATCCCATGTCGCTTTATTATCAGGTTCTCCTAAGATAACACCCTTACAGATCCCCCAACATTCTTCACCGTACCCCCAACCGGTGATTTCATACTCTAACCGGTTGTCTTGTGTATCGACGGCACCAGTTAGCAGTAACACACCGTCCGGAAGGTCTGCGCCGTACTTCTCACGGCGCCTAATGAATTGTTGATAGTCTTCGAATGCACCTTGTTGCGCATATGATTCACCAAAACGAGTATTCATAACTACTTTTTCACGTGTAGGGTCACCTTTTGCCTCTAGCCATTCCCTCATTATGTCATTCCATGTGAGCCACGGAGACGTGAATCCATTCACAAAAAAACTGCGTATGCCATTATGCAACGCAGCTGGGTTTTTCGATATGTACTTTTGAGGGACTTTCCGCATTTCGTCTTCAGAGAATGTAGATCCGCAATCTGGACACCGCCATTTCACATCACTAACTACTACAATCTTCCGGCCTTTAGTGTCCTTATGTTCCTCTGTCTCACATTCCATCTCAGTATGTCGTATCAAATGATACTCACCACAATTAGGACACTCATGTTGCCACTCTTCTTGCGTACCTGTTTGATACTCTACATCGATTCGTGAGCTACCTTCATTAGTTGGCGTGGAGAATAGCCCCATAACTCTATTCCAGAATGTTGTCATACGTTTGGCAGCAAGGTCTACTGGGTCACCTTCTGTACCGGCACTATCTGGGAATCGGTCTACTTCGTCCGCAAGTAGCACACGCACAGGACGTGATGCCAATCCTGCCGGACTGTTCGCCCCACACATAATAAGACGACCACCAGGGAATAACTTAGATAAGATTGTGTTCTTACCATCTCTTGTTTTGGCACCGTCTTCAGATTTCGTTTCATAGAATACCTGTGATAGTACTTTTGTATCACGGATCATTGGAGAAATACGAGATTTTGAATAATCTTGAGCCAATTCGATAGTCGGTTGAATCATCATAACCGCACATGGGTCAAGATGAGCGTATCGCCCTAGCACATTATTCATTATGTCTGAGTTATGAGTAGGAATAAGATTACGGCCAGCTAGGAATAAATGTGTTGGACTATCGACTTCGATACACACTGTTTCGCGATTTTCTACACGTTTAACAGAAATAATCCTACGACGTTTTGATTCACTCTTACGTGTAGCAATAGATCTACTAATCAATCTGTCCTGTTTACGTTTCAAAGCGAATACAGGAGAATCTGCATATGCTGTAAATGTAATCCGATAAACTGTGCTAGTATTCCCTGCTTTTCCATTTGTAGCCACTGCACATTTCGTATGTATAGTAGGTTTCAATCCTAACGAGGTCACTAAGTCGAATATATCATTTGCTAAATGTTTGTTTTTTTGCGTTATTTCACAAATACCATTAGTTGAGCAGAAACCATCAGTATCCATTAGGCCTTGCAAAAGAGCCCATCTGTCATCTACTGATGCCTCCAAGTACGATACTGGTATATGTTTATTACCAAGTACACCAAGAGATACTAACTTATTCCGCATCGTATCCCAATGTTTTATAACTGGGTCTACTTTAATATCTTTAACACCCTTCCATTTGGATTTTAAAGCACTTTGACGTGCACATTCTGCACATCTTCCAACACTATTTCTGCCGGTGACACGCATATCATGGCCTCGACGACAAATATTTTCGTCAAGCTCTAGCGGTTCAAGTTGTGTATTTAAAACATTGGTAGATTTTTGGCGGATATTTACACGAACTCCGTTTTCCTCAATCTTCTTGATAATCGCAACATCCTTTATATGAGTTGTAATCTGAGCAGACATACTATTCCCATCGCCTAGCCAAGCCCCTAATGTATATGGGTCCACAAGTAATCGAACATTACTACGGAAATCTAACGCCTTAGCAATCTGAATAGCATATGTATTACGATTACCACTTTTATATGTTTGACTAATGGTATGCGTATCAATAATTATGCCTTGCTTTTTATCAGTATCTACGCACCACTCATGGTTTTCATCAGCGATAATAACTGCTCCGTCTGAAAAGCGAATTTCATAACAAGGTCTGTTATTCCACACTTCACTAACTGCTAAGACTCGAACAGGATTACCATTTTCATCAAAAACTTGATCATTAATGGTTAAGTCGCCCATGCGTTTCCATCCTGTAGTTGTCATAATTGGTGTTTCTACATCAAGAGCCTTCCCGACCTGCGATGCTGACTTAACCACTACCCTATTGATACCAGGTTGCGTGAAAGCATCCATAATATCTTTTTGATATGGTGCTCTACTCGTTTTCCAACGCCCTGGTTCAGCAGAAAGGCCTTGTGATAGCATGCGATAATCGTCGGCCCATTGGCTAACACTGGTTTTAGGTAGTGGTTTCAGGCCCATTTTAGAAACATATTGCCACAATTCTTTTGCCGTTTTCATGCTATCACCTCCTTTTTTGCATTAAAAAAGCGCCTAATTTGGCGCTTTATTATCGTCTAATTCATCACTATCCATGAATAATGATGGCGTATATTCACTTAATTCGGACAATTTGTCCTCTATTTCTTGTGTTAACAGGTTATATGCTTCTTCTTTTGTTATATTTTGTAACTGTGGTGCCAATTTAGTTGGCAATCCTAACAATTGTGTACGCAAATTGACAAGCATTTCTGTCATAACCTGTTCTACAGTATCTGCTGAGTACACCTCGCCGTTCATTTTGGCTAGTTTCAACTCAGCAATCTTGCGTTTTGCGCGTTCATTCTTGGCCTTTTCAACCTCGAATATCGCATCATCGGAACTGCTTTCCTCTTCAGCAGAAGATTGGCCCTTATATTTGACATAATTGATAACGGATTTGATAACCAGAATTTGGTTCTTTTCATCCGTTGCTAAAACCCCTTCTTGGAGCAGTTGCGAAACACGTTGACGCGAGAGCCCAAGTGCTTTTGCCAAGTTCGACTGAGAGGCCGTTGCTGTTTTCAAATCATCTGTAATTTTCACTTATCAATCAGCCTCCTTTCATTACCTGTATCACTAGCAAGGCCATAAAAAAATTAAAATCTAGGCAAATTTTGGGGTCTCGGCCACCGCATGCTTTTAATTTTTGCTAGAAGGACCCACAAAAAAATTGCTCAAAAATTTAACAAAACACGGTATAATTTAAATTTATTTTTTTTATTTTTACGACGAGACATACGGAGCTCATCTTCGTGACGGTGCCTGGCTACTTCAATACACCTTTATTTTGTTTGTACTTACCACGGTCTTTATGCACCTTCGCCGTTTTAGTTTTGATTAAAGAATGTGAAGGTGCATACGATTTACACATATGATCAATATGAATGCCATTTGCTTTGCACCAACCCTTAACATTGTTTAAGCATCTTCGCTTCTCACAATACACATCAGTCAATCGTATTCACCTCGCCTCCTTAAATTTGCATACAAAAAGACCACCTAACCGTATAGATTAAGTGGTCTTTTCGTTTTAGTGTTCTAGGTATTCACTGTGTCGTTGAGAGATAGAGTATTCGTTGTCCCATTAACTCACACTATCATTATAAATTGTCAAGGATGACATGTCTATGACAGTTTTATGACAATTTTGTATTGAGCCCTATCACTCCCCAGAGAAGTACAGATAGTTCTTCTATTCCCCTTGCAACATACCTATGAATAGTACGTACATCAGGCTGTTCAGGGAATGATTCAGCAATTTGTTCTAGCGTTTCCCCATTAATATAATACCTACGCATGCACTCACAATACTTAAATTGTTTTGCACTACACTTTTCAGCATAGATGTCTAGCATGTTATTTACATGGCGCATCATCAATGCTGTTTTCTCCTTGCTCTTAACGATGGCATTCACCCTCACTATGCTATTGTCGTCAAACATATCAGCTAATAGTTCATTGAGCCATATATCCTCGGCCTGTGTAGAATCCGAGATAGCATTATCGACATATGACTGCAGCTGACTGTAATGCTTCAATAACTTGATCGTATTGTGTCGAAGTTTACGACCTAGTTGAGCGTTTTCTTGCTTGGCTAATTCATAGTAAGTTTTGGTTGCCACCTCTGTGGCCAACTTAGTGATTTTTTCAATATCATATTCATTCAAATATGTTTCCTCCTTTATCATTGATTTTGTGATTTAGTCCGAATTTGTTTATACCAACTTCATAAGAAATAATTAATATAATTAGTATTTACACTACAATAAGTTTGCCTTTGCTATTAACAGGGTACGATTTTGTTTCTAAAACTACATACCCTGTGTTTTCGTAACCATGTTTCTTTTCCCATTTGCGAAAGACCGTTGTTAGTTCCTTGCTTAATTCATCGATATGTTCTTTCTTAACATCTGTCAAATAATCTTCGGACCACTCAGCAATCTCATCGTCAATTTGATGATTAATTATATCTTCGATTACATATTTGGCATCAACCTCCGGGATACAATAATTAGGATGTCCTATTTTTACAATGGTCGCTCCTTTTCTGTCCGGCTCATCTAAAAAATAATTATCGATTGCACCTTGTATTGTATTGCATGGTATTCCTGCGTTACCATGAACCACATCTACCCAACACCATTTATCCTTATCTTCGACTAGCATTTTATCACTCCTCATAAGCGTCTATTACATAATAATTCGTATTAGCAACACCATAAACATCATCGATTTCGAAAAAATTGTCATTAATTCTAACATAACACTGCTCATCAGGATCACACATCTGTAACGCCTTTATTAATTCTTTAACAGTCATTTTATACCTCCACTAATTTTATAATCACAAGAATATTCCCATATTCTCCGTGATGTGCAAGATTACGTAGTCTTCATCATCCTGAATAATCTCATCAGCCATAGTTCCGATGAACTTTCGGTTATCATTTTCTAATACGCCAGCCAACTGCAGACCATCAAGAATAAACTTCTTAGCAAATGATACATTGTCAGGATCATGCCTGGTTGAAGAATGCCATTCAAATAATAGGTCCACTTTCCCATTAACCGGTTGTATCTGCTGATACAAGCATTGTTCCTTAACCTGCTCGGTACATTTCTTCTTCATGGCAGCAGCTGCTATAGTTGAGCCACGTTCGCAGTCGATATACTCATTCAATGTTGGGAACCGGTCATGGGTTTTCTTACGAAATCTAAACTGGCATTTCAATATAATTTTCATCGATGTGACGCTCCATTAAATATAGCCACCGCATATTCTCCACGTAGGCGGTCATATACTCTTTGGCTATAATTCTTTTCGGTCCAAGCATCACTGTAATTCGTCGTAAGAATTATGGGTTTCATCCGGTTGTAGCGATCAATAATGATGCTTTCAACTTTAGACGGTACCCAATCAGATTTTGAGTACTCCGCCCCAAAATCATCAAGTAATAGCAATGGGATATTTCTAAGTTTTTGCTCAAATCTTAGATAAGCTACATTATCGCCTTTCGACAATGTAAGCATGGTATCTAATAAATTAGGCATAGAAATCATGAGGCATCCTTTACCTAATGCCATAGCCTGCTTTAAGATACTCACCGCAATTGATGTCTTACCGGTACCAGCTGGGCCCCTTAATATGAGCCCCTTGCCAGAATCAAGATTAGTTTTCAGATTATCAGAGTACTTTTTAACTACGTCGTAAGCTTCAGCGTTCTCTTTTGGAAAGCTACCGTGTTTACGTAACCAGTCAAAATCCATATCATAATACCTCTTAGGAATTCCAACTGCAGCATAGGTGGTATTAACGTTTGTTTGGATGACTACTGGTTCGTCATATATCGGATAGAAGAACTCATTTTTTTCTGTGGACTCTTTCATATTCCGCTTGCCAGTCGACTTGTTCGTCCTTTCTCGAATTTTTTCGAGACATGCTTCTAGCATTGCTGTTACATTTGCTTGCTCCAAAATCTTTTTGCACCTCCTTCTTTAGATTCCCTGCCGTGACAGTTTCAACATACTTGATGCTATTACCACCATTATCTGCAGTAGTATTGATAGCAACAATAACCCGTTCCTTTCCATAAGACTCAACCAGATCATCCAACCGTTCTTTAATGACAGGTGAAACATCTCCAATTGATTTCATATACAATTCGTAAATGGGTTTGTTTTTTACTCCATCATCGTCAAACATAGATAGAGGATTTTCATCTTCGCGTGCGCGCGTATCTCTCTCTATATTATTAATTTCCTTTCCTTTCCTTTCCTTTTGTTCGTTTTGTTCAACGACCGTTGAAGTTTGTTGAACGGTCGTTCGATTTTGTTCCTTTTTTCTTCTAGCTTCACCACTTTTAATGCCTGCGAGCCTGCGTTGTTCCTGCTTTTTTTCAAATTTACTTCTTCGCTCTTCCTGTCTGCGTATTAAACTAGGAGACCAAAAATACTCGTCATCACACTCAAGCAATTCAAAGTCATAGATTAACGAATTTATGAACGAAAAAGATTTATTTGAACAAAAGAAACCTTGTTCATTTTCGTTCAACGGTCGTTCATTTTCGTTCGACGGTCGTTCATTTTCGTTCAAAATTCCTAACTCTTTATCAAGCGCAATAAAAGTATATTTTTTAAAAGGCAGTCTGTAGTCCTCAGATGAAGCTAGTTTTTCAATTAATTTCCACCACCAGGCATATGAAATAACACCAAACTCTGACTCCATTGCCACAATTTTAGGATCATTGCTCGCATTAACATCGTGGCTGAAGTAATATACATCCTTGGCCATTCATCATTCCTCATCTACAAATAAATTATCCTGGGCTCGACGTCCCATAATAAATTTCACGCATTCATCGATTAAGTCTTGAACAGAGATAGCAAATGTAGAGTCTGCATATTCAACATTTAACCAGTCCGTTTTAAATTTAAATTCGTTAGGAGTGTTCATATCAGACACGATACCTTCAACACCAACCTGGTTAATAAGACCTTCAATGTCGCCATACTTAAATTTAAATGTGTTTACCAAAAACGGAATTTTAAACTCTTCCAAAAATTCGAAGTTCTTCTTCACAACAGACTGCAGTTTACTAAATGCTTGCAGAAGTTCAGGACGTGGATCATCTTTAGATTTTAGAGTGAATACATCCGTAAGACCTGTTGCAGATGGTTTCTGATAGGCAATGCTGATATCGTTATCTTTAATTTGAATTGATTTAATAATCATAAGGAGCTCCTTTCTTGTTCTACGATTACTAATTTACCAGTAGCAGCTTGAACAGCTTGTTTAAATGTTTCTGAATCTGAGTTGCTGTCAGATAAATGTAGTAGTCGTATATCTTGACACTTAGTTAGGTCCATAGATTTTAGAAATTTAATTACATTTTCTAGTGAAAAATGAGATTGGATTAACCGTTCCATTCGTTTTTTATCTAAATAACCAGTTTCTACTTGTTGATTTAGAATTTCATAAGAATGGTTACATTCAACCATAATGTGATCAACATTCTTAAACGTATACCGGCAGTAATAGGTATCTGTGATGTAGAGTAGTTTTTCCTCTCCGTCAAAAATCAAAAAGCCAACATTAGGAACGTCATGTTCTAATTCAAAAGGCAAAATACTGAAATTACCTATTGTAAATTGAACCTTAGGCGTAATATTGATGACTTTGTGATGTCCTGTTACATATAATGCATCTGCAGTATCTTTTAGCATATACACACGATGACCAAGCTTTAATAGATCATTTACTGCCTTGCTATGGTCGCCGTGTTGATGCGTGAGCAACGTGCCACATAGGTGTAGGAAATTAAAGCGACAATAACGTTGAATTTCTTTAAAGGATAACCCTGCATCTAGCAGCAGTTCATCACCATTGGTTGAAGTTTTGATTCGGTAGCAGTTCCCTTTTGAGCTACTACCGAATGCTTGAACAGTAATCACAGTTAATCACCAAACATATTGACTACTTCGCCAGTTTCAGGATTAACGAATTCATTAGTAGGTGTAGGTTCAATATCGATCACTTCACTATTAGCGTTTTGATTAATAGTTTCAGCAACTATATCAGCCGTATCAATAACCTTTCCTTCAACATCGATGATTTCATCTGCAGTCTGCAACCCCATTGAGATTTCAGGGGCTGTAGTTCTAATTAACCACGCTGCAGCACGATAACGTAACATTTGATCCGGCATAGTTTTCCATTTAGAGCCTTTTTTGTCATACCAGCCTTCCTGTTTGGCTAGTGCGATTGTCACTTCAGGACCTGCGATAATTTCATCTGAACCCTTTTCGCGAGTGTAAGCAATAATACCTTGAGAGTCTGTTCCTTTTTCGCCAGTGGGTTTGTATTTAATAGCTTCAAAACGACCACATTGATTAAATGTTGCAATCAAAAATTTTGAAGACCAGCCAGGATTTCCATATACGATATATAAATTCTGCATTACCATTAATGGGCTAGCGTTCATTCGAGTTGCCATTTCTAATGCGATAATAGCATTTCCCATATTTTGTTCACCCTGGAATTGTTGAGGGACCAATGTGGAATGTGTAAACATTTTTGCTTGTCGTTGCAGCAATTCAAAACCTTCTGCAGATTGAAAACCAGGTAAATTTGTATGTTGCTTTACAGCTACTTCATTTGCCATTATGTACCTCCTATGCCACGTTTTCGCACACAGCGTGGATATCTAAGTTAGATAGAATATTGTGAATTTCTAAACGGCCCTTTTGAGTCCATTTAGTAGTGATTTTAGAGTCTAAGCGACCATCACTTCTACAGAATGTAAAGGTTTCGGATTTAGTGAAGCCTTTAGACATATGCTGCTTGTAGAGAATCCATTGATCACCGACCTTACGTTGTAGGCCAGCTTCGTGCAAAATCTTATTTAGCTCTTGAGCACTCATGCCGTAGTCAGCGGCAATTTGTGTGATTGTTAAGCAAGATTTGCTAGACAAGATTTTATCCACGTAATCCTTAACAGGTTTGAATTCTGCTATCTGCTGCTCCTGCTGAGCAACGATAGCTTTGGTAGCATTGTGCGATTCCACCTCGTTAGCATAAGCTCTAAGAGCTTCAGGTAGGGTTTTAGGAATCGCCATAGAATACGATCCAGTTTTGCGAAGTTCAGGAAGTACATCGCTCGTAACCCAACGTTTAAATTGTTTAGCCTGTGGCAATTTAGATCCAAATACCAACGCATATACTCCGGATTCCGTGATAATGGTCATATTCCTATTTTGACCTGAGGTGGCGAGTTGCCATGTCAGCTTATCTTCTATATCAACATGAGCCTTCAGTGCATTTACAGAATCTTTATATCCCAAAGATTCAGCAATATCCTTGCCAACAAAATAAATTTCATTATCTTTAACAACGGTCCTGATTTCACCAAATTCAGGATTATTAAACACTTTTGTAATTTCGTTCATAATTAAACCTCCTCAACCGTTAATTGCAGTTTTGATTCATCAACAACGAGCTTGATTGTTTGACTATTTACAGAAACAAACTCAGTCACCGCTTCGGCATTATCGATAAACACCGGAGCACTAACTTTGAAATAGCTAGTCAATGCGTTTATGATATCTAAGCCTACATTAATACGTGCTGCGTTGTTCATGCTGCGGTATGGCACCCCTTTATAGGTGGTTTCACAACATTCTTCAACATTGCCATTCAGCATGATGTTAAACATACGGAATCTTGCCAATTTAAACCTTGCATTAATACTTTCTTCCAGCATATTAACCTTGGCCTTAACGAATTCATCCATCAAATAAGAGGCTTCATCAAGTTTCATTTTTTCTTCGGATAATTCAGCTTGTTTTGCCTCGAGTTCAGACACACGTATATCAATACGCTTAATTTCAGCGAACTTGTTGAGTTCCTGTTCTAGCTTCATGCGTTCTGTTTTGTTGGCTGATATTTTAATCTCGAGTTCAGCAAGTTCTTCCGAGTGATCCGAGTTATCTTCGTCAATCGCCATTTGCAACATAAACTCCTCAGCTTTTAAGCTTGCATACTCGGAATCATCATCAAGGACTGGTGCAGTTAGCTTCTCAAGCTCTTCAGCTATAGTGCCCCTTAAGAGTTCTTTTGCTTTAATAAGAGCCTCTAACGTTTCAATAGGCTCTAAATTAGCATCACGCTTTTTGATGCCTTCAATATCCTGCTCCTTCAGAGCAATAGAGCGTTCAATCTCTTCTAATTGCTTAGACTTTTTGAGATTATAATTTGCTTCTGCCTTAGCGTAAGTATCTTGAATTTGCTCTGCAGGAAGTTTTTGACCGCAGGCTGGACAATGATCGTCAATATCCGCAACAAATGTTTCTGCATTAATTTGACTTCGTTGAATAGTTAATTCCCCAATTAAGCCTTGAATAAGATTGATTGTTGCTGCGGATTCATCTATACGGCGTTTTGTATCCTCAATCTTAGAGGTTAAACGATTAATTTCAGCTACAACAGCAGCATATTCATTAGATTTTATTGCGCATTGTTTTTTACAGTCCATTTGCAATTCGGTTTCACGAGCCATAATCTTGCGCTGCACATCTTTTAATTCGGCTCGTTTATCAACGATTGAATGACCATTCTGCAATAAGGCTTTATCGTTTTCTAACTTTTCGATATCTGCATTTAAGGTATCGATGTTAATTCGTAGCACTTCCGGATCAGCAGTTACTTCAGGTTTGCCTCGTAGAGCCTCATCAATTCGAACTGGCAGCATATCCAATTCTTTGTTGATAGTCGATTTTTTAGATGCAACTACCTTGCGATGATCATCTACACTATGACCGGATAAGATATCTGTTAATGCTTTTAAATCGCTGTGGCTTGCAATGACATCTTCATCTGAGATATCACCGCACATTTCCAAAAGTAACTTGCGACGATTTTGCCAGGAGTACGTTTCGTTAAAATACAATGGATTTGTAATCAACTTGAATATGCTTTCATCGACAAGAGAACTAGCCATTTCTTTGTATTCTTTTTCTTTTTTAGGAACACCATCGACAAAATAATCTGTCGTATGACCTGTGAGGGTAACTTCGCCACCACGAGGGGATGAATACTTTTCACGATACACACGCTTAAGTTCAACTGTGCCCCCTTCATCCAAAGTAAAGGTTCCTGTTACTTCATGATTAACTTTATGAATTGGCTCACCAGCTTCAAGCGTTTTAATCTCAAAGTCTGCCCTGTCTAGGCTATCTTTGCCAAATAGTAACCAACACACAGAGTCAAATACAGTCGTTTTACCAGTAGCATTATCGCCACGGATTACGACATCGCCATTAATATTTATGGCAAAGGACTTTAGCCCTTTAAAATTTAGTAATTCTAATTTTGTGAGTTTCATATCATTCTCCTATACAACAGTGGCATCCACATCGATTGTGTGTGGTTCAATCTTTAATTGATTAGCCCATTGCATGACCGTCGAGTTAATCTGAGCATTCTTTTTAAGCTTTTCATTAGCAAATAGCTTTGCCTGCACTAAGTCAAATATTTGACGACCTTTCTTCTTACCTTTATTGGCCAACTCTAGACATGCTACCGGCTTCATTGCATCGTCAGTGACAACCACTATTGCAGTAGTCCCTTTCATAACCCTATCTCGGTATGATCCAACGCAATTTTTTAACCGTTTACCTGCAGTCATTAAATCTGCTGCAGTTCTTGGGACTATAAAATGCATTCCATTTACATCAGCTTGTAGCTGAGGAACCTCCGGAAGTATTACATCGCCATATTCCTGCTTGTTGTAAACATTAAGTACAACATCATGAAAGTCTTTTAACTTGCAGTCAGCATCCAAAACTTGAGCTATATATTTGCCTTCTATTTGGCTATACATGTTAACAATATCCATGATGTCTGATGCAGTGACATTTAACAAATACCGCAATAAATTTCGTTCGCCATATCGCTTAGAAAGACCAATCCACATATTAAAGATTTTTTGAGACCTAACACCCATCTGCTCATTTAAATGAGCAGCATCAACTATTTTTACAGATGCATCATCGAATCCTTTATCTCGATTAAGAGTCAATATAGTTCTTCGATTATTTTCATCCTTAAAAACATTCAACATATCTGACAGTCTAACAATCACAGGGTCATTAACCATCATGTTGCGTAACAATTTACTATCAGGCGCTCGGTGGTAAATCCGTAGCGCTTCAAGAAAACCTATCCCATTTTTAGTCATAGTTAATATCGATTCATCAAAAGGAAGATCTCTTATGGAACCCATCCAATAGCGTGAAGTCCATTTGATATTGCTTTTAATAATTTTAGTGACAGCAGGCATGTCAGGAGCTCTAAGTTTTAAGATCATATTAACCAACATAGAAATCCCATATCCGCCATATTCACTAATCGAATGCGGAATATAAACATCTTTTACTTTATATCCACACTGTTCTGTTAAGCGCTTTTCAAATGTTAGGCGCAGACTTTTAAAGAGCTTGGCCAAATGTTCTTTATTAACTCCGTGAACTGCATACGATTTCCCTATATATTTTAAAATTGGCATAATCGGATTATTAGAATCACGAATATAATCGACCGTGAGTTCATGTTTTCTCTTATCTTCATCGATATAAAAAGCTTTTCTGGCTTTGAAATCAAAACGCAAAACTTCTTTATAAGAGCCATCTTCAGACGTTCCATCCCAAAACAACTGGATACCTTTATATTTAATACGAAGATCGAGAAAGTCTTTGCAATTAATGACCTCAAAAAACATTTCTTTAGAAAATAATTCCTCGTCATCACATGTTAATATCACTTTGTGTACATATGGTTCGGAGCGAGTCCCACAATTAGGGCAAACATAATATTTCGCACCTGTATAATATCCGCTACCCATGCTATATTTGCGATTCCATGTACCACCAAATGTATGATTGCAGTCACAATGGTGAATTGTTGTATAAGCAGCATCATAATGTTTTTCAATTATGATGCTATCGAACATTTTACTGATGTATAAACTTGACACAGTTTCCACAGAACACCACCGCCTTAATCGCCAAACATAGCAAAGAGGTCAGCATTTTCTTCTACACTAGGCTCAACCATTGGCTGTGTTTCATCTGTAGCTGATTCATTATCAACTGGTGCAGGTTCTTTAGCCGTTTTAGACTTACGGTTACGCTTTGGCTTTTCTTCCTTTGCAGTATCCCCCGTTTTGTCTTTAGAAGCAGCTGCCTTAGGAGGCTCTACCACATCAAATGCTTTTACAATTGCATTAGATGCTTTCATGACACCTTCTGTATACGCTATGCCCGCTTGGTATTCTTCCGCATTACCAGGATCCATTTCGATTGCCTTATGTAATATGTCTAGCGACTTTTTACATATATCTGCTTGGCTTTTAAATTGTTGTTTAGACATGTTTAAGCCTCCTTCTCTGCCATAATGGATTTCAAATCGGTGATAAGATCATCTGTCAAAGAGTCACTAGATGGTCGAGTAACACCATGCTTGCTAAAAATTGCAAGTGCTTTTTTTGCTTTTACCCCATCTTCACCCATCCATTCACGGAATTCCTTATAAAAGGCTTTTTTATCTACAGGTTCAGGTGTTACATCTAACGCGCTTTCAACTTCCTGCATAGGCACATCTTTAGGCTCGATTTTTTCCTGTTGTGGAGCTGGCTCTTCTTTTGGCGCAACAGGTTCTGCGTCTAATGGCTGCACTGAAATATCATCAGACGTTTGTTCTTTAGCAACCTTTTTGATATCCTTCTTATCAGACTGTTCGCGTTCAACACACTTTTTAAATTCTGCATTGAGGGCCTCTTCAGCAAGTTCAAGGCTCTTACCGTTAGCAGGTCGCACTTCGACAATAGACGTATCGGAAGTCTCTGAACAATTGCCGCGACATTGATGGTTTAAAGTTGCATTCCATTCCGCGATCTGCAATGCCAAATCTTCTATGTTATTAAAGTTAATAGTTAAAACGTTTTTATTTTCCATGATTAATTCTCCTTAAAATTTAAATAATAGATCGCCATCGACTAATTTACCCTCAACGATTTTAGGGATTCCAATTTCCTGGAGTTTACGAATTACACTACGACTTTTAGATATATAAATAGTATTTTTTTCAATTTGTACTGCTGTTGGTTTAATTACATATGGCTCTGTTGCAATCGCAGGCGCCACACAAATGACTTTATTGTTAATATCTATACCAACTTTGAAATACTCAGGGCCTTTTAACTTTCTGTAAGCCGGCATTGAAAGTTTGATATAGCTATTTGTAGTAACTATAACTACCTTTTGTAATGATTCGTGTTTGCCCCTGTTATCTGCAAAGAAATTAAAATCAAATGCATTTACAGCAGGTTTAGATTTTATTGCTTTTATTTCAGGCATTTTATCTCCTTATCTGGTATAATTTACATAGGATATTTTTTATCTGTGCTCGTTACTCATTGCCGTGAGTGCGAGCATTTTTACTTTTACGGCGAATATGTTCATCGTGACAATGTTTGCATACTCTAATTGCCTTACGATTTATCTCGTCATAAATGTAGTTATGAGTGTATGGAATTAACCTAACTCCACATTTAGTACATGTTCGAATCGGACGTCTCATCGTATTAGTACCCAAACTAGACCGCCGTAAAACGTGATGCAAACGGCCATCACAACAAGAATAAATAACACACCAATCACATCAATATCGTCCATAATGCTCATCCTCCTTAAATGATTTATAAAGAATAGCTACTGCTGATACAACGCATAAAAGCAACAGTAGCATAGTCGATGAGTGCAACTCGTACCCTTGCACATCTGAGCCTTCTAAAATTCCAAAACATGTGGCCAACATGATGCCTGCTAATTTTTTCATTTTTTCACTCTCCTATTCTTGCTTGGCATCGTTTCCCTAGCCATGCATTAAACGAATCTAAATGGATCAATCGTTTACCTCCTCGGGCCCCTATCTTCATCGACGGAAAATCAAAGTCAGCCGCCCATTGACGAATCACATCTTGAGGAACGCTTGCTAGTTCAGCAGCCTCAGCGACTGTTATGCATAATTTATTCCTGTCCACAATAATCCTCCTTTATATCTTCTTTATAGATGTTCATAAAATTTTCATGAATATTTTGCGTATTCTTAAATAATTGTTTGTATAATCACCTTGAAAGGAGGTGATTATAATGAAATTCAAAATGCCGGTTGCCCCATTTAAAAATATGTCTGAATTATTTACTGTAATACGAAATAATAAAGTAATCGCTGACAAAGTGTATGGATTTTTCTGTTCTAGTAAATATCCAAACTCCATTCAAACATTAGAATTTTCAGATATAATAGAAGGCGATATCTTGGTTCATAACAAAAAGAACTACCATGTTATAGATGTAAAACCTTTGGGAATGACTGATGGCGCCATTTTAAAATATGAAACAGACTATCAGCGTGCTCATAAACGCTCTAATGCAACCAATATATTTAACATTGGCACTATAAATGGAAATTCTATAATTGGTTCACAAGAAAATGTTTCAATTTCTATAGATCAATCCATAAATTCAATTTCAAATCTAATTGACAATGACAAAAATATATCTATGGAAGAAAAAGAAGCGTTTAGAAAAATGCTCCATTTGCTAGAAACAAACTTAAGTAATGATATTCCCGTGCCAAAAGGTCTATTATCAAAATTTTCTAATGTGCTCCACAAGCATCAACATATTGCTATCGCAGTTATGCAGATGCTATTTACTTTTGTCACTGCCCAGAGCAAATAATTCATCTATATCTTTTGCACATTTATTTTGAATTGATAAGGCTAATTGATAAATTAATGATGCGTCTTTCCAAACAGATAATTTATTATTTTGTGATTCTTCTAGATTAGTTAGTGCATCAGATAACACAATTATTTTGTCAGATAACTCCATGATTATTTGTGGATCATCCACTTGTTTTTGCAACTCCGTCAATAGTTCCAGCTGTTGGCGGAGTATTTTAATATGTTTTTCCTCTTTCATTTAATGCCCCTCGCTACTGCCACTAACTTTGTTGGTGGACTCTGTTTTTTAGTCGTGTTGTACATATTTCCTCCTTTACGGTAAAACCGTAACGAACTATAAAAAAATAATATCATCATAAGCGACGTTGAATACCTGTTCTATCTTAGATATGTTTGGTACATCTGGATAAGATCGCTTACGCTCCCAATTCCCCCAAGTCTCAGTAGATACGCCGATTTCTTTTGCGGCCTGAGCTTGTGTCCAAGACTTGGATGCGCGGAGCATTTTAAGTGTATATTTCATAAACTACCTCCTTTCTTATTAACATAACTTATTACCATGACTAGAGTATACTACGGTTTTACCGTAATGTCTATTAAATTTCCGTAAATTATCGTAAATTTTTAGTTTAAATATTGAATTTATTACGGAAATATCGTATTATGTTATTAATTATTATGGATTTATTATAGAGAGGAAATTTGAGATGAGTAATTTAGGCAATAAGGAGATTATGGCACAAAATCTCCAAAGGCTAATGGATAGTCGCGGAATAGACCGAAATAGACTATGTGCTGATTTAGGGTTTAAATACACTACGTTAACAGATTGGTTAAAAGGCAATACATATCCAAGAATAGATAAAATTGAAATGATGGCGAACTATTTTGGTATTGAAAAATCAGATTTGATTGAAGATAAATCTGATATAAATGAACCATACTATATAGATCCGGAAGTATCAGAATACGCACAAGCGGTAAAAGATAATCCAAACTTACGAATCTTATTTGATGCCAGCAAGGATATGTCTAAGGATGATATAGATTTTGTAGTTAATATGATTGAGGGATTAAAGAAAAGAGAAGGCAAATAACATGGCAAATTATGAAAATATAATAAATTCATGTGTTCGTGAAATGCAAGCTATGTCATTTATCGTTTCTAGCATTTCTATCTTGCTCGCATTATTAATATATTACTTTACACAGAATGGATATATCTCTTTGATGTTACCTATTACTGTTAATGGTATTTTTTTGATGATTTTTACAAATCAAGTACAAAAAACATGCGTAAAAAATTCCATGTATCGTGATATAAAATATCCCTACGAAGGGGCTGATTCTGTGAACATTAATTTAATCTATGTAAAATTACGCAAAACTCAAACTGCCATTCTAAAACTAAATGAGGATGGTACGTATACCATCCTCGTCAATAGCAACAAGCCACGAGATATGCAACGCAAGGGGATATTGCATGAATTAGGGCATATTATACACGATGATATGTATAGTATCGCTAATATTGATTTAATTGAACGCATGGCCAATGCAAGGGAAGTTGACGATGTAGAGGGTATTAATTTTTATCATCATGTGTTATGACAAAAGGAGAGGACATTATGTTTGATACCTATAAAATTATTGCTATTGAAAACGAAAACACAGTATTAATCAATTATGGTCTAAACGACGGTGCCAAGGAGGGCGATGTTTTACGAATAATTGAACCTGGTGAAGACTTAATTATAGATGGCGTAAACTACGGCGCGTATGACGGTATAAAAGCTGTTATTGAAGTTACAGCCCCTTATGCTCAATTCTCTGTATGTCAGCGCATTGTTAGACGTACTAGTAATCTATTTAGTCCGGTAGCTGTACTTCAAAAAACTATTGCTCGAACCGTGCCATTAAATGTCAATAAAGATGATATTTCTACCAATCTTTCCGCGCCTATAATAACGCCTATAAAGATAGGTGATGCTGTTTTACTCACAAGAGAATAAGTATTGAAAACTTATTCTATATGATGTATACTAATGATAGTGAACTGTCCCTTTCCACATTGCGTGACTGTTGGACACTGGAGCCCATGCTATCATTGGTAGCATGGGCCCTTTTATTATGTAGGAGGCTAAATTTTGACAATTTATGATAAGCCTTTTAAAACTTACGAGCAACAAATTGAATTATTACGTACTAGGAATCTAGACATAAGCAATCAAGAATTTGCGATTCATGCTTTAGATACAATATCTTATTATGATCTAATTAATCGGTACCAAAAACATTTTATACCGGATGGAGATTGTTTTATTGAAGGTACTACTATAGAGCAGTTATATAGTCTTTCTATGTTTGACAGATCTATACAAGCATTCATATTAAAGTATAGTATGTTTATTGAAAATATATTTAAAATAAAACTAGCTTACACTTTATCTAGAGATTTTGGTGTAGATATGTCAGTGTATTTAGCAAAGTCAAAATATAAAGAGTCTTATCAAAATCCTAATAATGTATTGACGTTTAATGCTGTCCAACTCGAATGTTTCAAAACAAGAAATGATGATAAAATCGCAAGCAACCCTACTTTATATTATCGTGAACACCATAACCACATCCCACCGTGGATACTATTAAAGAACCTATCATTTAGTAATTCCATTAATCTTTTTAAGCTGTTAAAGAATGCCCAACGTGACGACGTTGTAAACGCATTGTTGCCTAACGAACCTGACAGGATGCTTCCACTTAACGAAAAAACTAATTTTATTATTTGCGCATTAGAAGCCATTAGAATATTTCGAAATGCAGCAGCACATAATCTTGACTTTACTGCTCTTAGAACTGATGAAACACGAAAAATTCCTTCTAACACTTTATCAAAATGTTTGCCAGGAGGAATTTTAATAAAGAAAGAGAAGAAAAAGATTAGAAAAAACGAAAAAGTATATCTTAAGGGCGTATATGGTGTAATGTTATCGATGATGGTTTTACTAAAAACTGATTATCTAAAAAATCAATTTATTGTCGACTTCTTATCTGTATTTAACGGAATTGACGACGACGATCGAGCAATAAAGCCCTTCTTGTTTCAGTGCTATGCGAACATTGCAGACATGCCAATAGATACACAGGATAGATTTTTAATCTATCTAGAGCAAACGTAGATTAGGCATGCAAAAAAAAT